TTAACTTACTGATTTTAATAATCCTCCCGCACTGTTCTCGTGGCTATGGGGCATCAATGGGGCAAAATCTGCCAGCTTCTGATTCAGCATTGCGATCTGCTCTGCGCTGCTGTCAGCCATCCATGCCCCATACACATTGAACACCATCTGGGCGCTCGCATGCCCCATCTGACTGGCAATAAAACTCGGGTTTGCACCAGCAGATAATGACCAGCACGCATAGGTATGTCGTGACTGGTACGCCTTTCTGTGTCTGATTCCTGCGCGCTTTAGTGCCGCTTCCCATGAGTCGCCTACAGAATCGACCCGGTAGATAAATCCGACCTGCTTACTGCGTCTTACCACATGCGGGTTAAAGACGAATGTACACTCATGGTTCACCAAACGGCCATACTCACGTAACTGAACTTCAATGTGATGTTGCCTGCCCAGCCTTGTCATTTCAGCCTGATTTTTCAGGATACTGATTGCGGGCTGGATAAGATGCACCACTCGATCTGTGCTTGCCTCGGTTTTCGGTAGAGTGAACTCACCAAGTTTCGTATAATTACGCTTGACGGTAATTGTTCCCGCCTTCAGGTCGATATCTTCCCAGGCCAGGGAGACCAGTTCCCCGTGACGCATTCCTGTGTACACTGCTAATGACCACAGGTTTTTCGTCTGCTGATGCCGGCATGCATCTATCAGGCGAATAAATTCATCACGAGAAAGAGGATCTGGTTCTGCCCTGGCTTTTTTCAGAGGCTTAATTCCCTCGAATGGGTTCACCTCTAAGTAACCGTGATCCGCAGCAAACTGAAACATTCCGGCCATTGTCGTCATGTAATAGTTCACAGTAACAACGCTTCGCCCTTTTGCCGGGGATTTGTTTTTCGTCGGATTCTGGTAACCAGTTAGCAAATCTTTCCTGAGATACAGCAATTCCTCTTTGGTTACTGCTGACGCCAGGCGATTGCCTCCGATCCTCGGCACCATATTCCTTGCGACAGACTCATAGCGATTGAATGCGTTCGCGCAGATTTCCATCCGTTTCAGATCCAGCCATTTTTCTTCAAGTTCTTTCACTGTAATGTCTTTTTTACTTACACCAAAAGCCTTGAGGTTAGGGGAGTCAGGAAACTGGGTTGCATAATCAAAGGTTCCTGTGCGGATGGCAAAACATACTGATGTCCGCAGTTCCCCGGCTATCTTCCTGTTCTTAGCGGTGTCAGGGACACCGAGACTTTCCCTGACACGCTTACCTTTAAAATTAAACCAGATGCGTAAAGTGCCACCGTGGTTTTCGACGCCTGTTGGATATGTGACTTTATCCATTGGTGTTACCTCCAGACGCCCAAGAGCGATACGAGCTTACCTTTTTCATGGCATCAAATCACCCTGGCTGCTTGCTTTTCATTGAAGCGACCCAGGCATCTACAGCCTTTCTGTTATACATGCACTCACTGGAAGGTTTAGGATTCCCGTCAGGCGATACGTGGATATACTCCCTCCCAACCATCCAGCATTCTTTTCTGGCTCGGAGGATGGTACCGGGTTTGAGCCCGGTAACCGCGATAAGAACGCTTTCACAGACCCACTCGTTGGGGGCTAACTGGAGAATATTGCTCATGGTTATTTATCCATTACCCTGGCTGCACCCAGGGGAATTACAGATCGCTGCTGGTGGCCGGAATCAACTTATTCCAGATCGCGGACACGTATTTTGCCTGATGTCGCGCATCGGCCAGTGCGTTATGTGCAACCCCATCGAATGGCATATCTCGCTTAGGATCGAAACCCACAACTCTGCCTAATGTGACGATGGTTCTGACGTCGTGATCGTTCCAAAATTGCCACGGGCAAACCTGGCCGGCGCGCTCATATGCGCCGCGCAATATAACGTTGTCGAAAGTAGCTCCATTGCCCCAAACTTTTAAATATTTCGGGTTATCAGAATGTCGGTTAATGAAATGGCTCAGTTCAGATAGGGCAGACGATATCGGCATCGCATCATCAACACAGATTGCTGATCGTGCTTCTGAGCTTTGTCTTAACCACCACAGAATAGTGTCACCATCCGGCACAGCCCCCTGCTCCATAGCGCTTTCAAGGTTAACGGCGGTGTAAAACTCCTGACCCAATTCACCGCTTTGCGGATTGAAGAACACGGCACCAATGGAGACGATAGGGGCATTCGGTTTTTTGCCCATGGATTCAAGGTCGATCATTAAGTTGTTCACGTTAAATATTCTCCTGTTTTGGTGCTGCTTTAAGCATTGCGGCGCGGCAGGCGTTCCATCCACTGACTTCAGCGATTGCAGCTACAGCGTCTATCGCATGCATTTTCGACGCTTCTGGCATCGGCTTTTCATCCGGCACTACTGGCGCTGGCTGCGGGGCGGCCCAGAGCTTATTGACGCCATCCGGCAGATTATTAAAATCAAACGTACTGCCCGGAATCCTGCCAGCCTGAATCCAGTCGTCTCCGTCAACCTCGATGAAAAATACTGGCTCTGCGTTCCTCGATGCTAGCACCTCATCAATCACATTTAACATATCCGCGAGAATGTAAGCTCTGTTCCCGCCGTTTGAGTACTGGGTATCATGCTGCAGGTGTTCGCGTATCTGGTGCAGGCGATCGAGTGATACAGGACCGTGCGCCGGGTGGTTGTTAGTTGTCATGGGTTAGTCCTCGAAGATTTCTGATTCCATCAGCAATATCCACTAACGTTTCTGAATAATCGCGCTGTGCGTCATTACCAAACTCAAACGACCCAGTATCTGTGTCATACCATCCGTGTTCGCTGTCGTAGGCTTCTCGTTGCTTATCAACCCAATTGGCAGCAGCAGATAAACCATCAAAAAATGATTCCCCAACTGGCATGAACGACAGGTCAGCGAAGAACCCACCGAAACCAAAGCTGATGGAATACACCATCCTACCGTGTGGTTTTATGCTTGGGCTTGTGACATCGTTCATTGCAAAACTTGAGGTAAATTCGTCCACCACAACCTGCGGCGCTGACGGCTTATCGGTCCAAGGAATACAAATCAGGTCGAAGTCTCGTGCCATTGTTCCGTGTATTGCCATTGCATAGCCGTGTTTTCGTGATATCTCAGCCAGCTCTGGATAAAGCGAACAATAAACCGGGGCCAAATTTGCTGGTTTCATCTCACTCCCCCTTCACGCCAATGCCAGCGGCGCGGAGTGCTTCTATGAAAATATCAAGCCCCTGATTAAATCCGATAGCCTCATAAAACTGTTTTGTGTGCATGTCCGGTGAATTGCGATATTGGGGCAGCATCACTGTCCGCGCCTCCAGTTCTGCTATGCGCTTCTCTGCGGCTTCCTTTTCCACGCGCAACCGACCAACCGTAAGCATCAGGTCTTGATTCTCTTCGTCGCGTTCTTTTGCGTAACTCTGCGCGGCTTCCAGCTCATCCAGCTCATCCAGCAGCGCCAGCACGGTGCCAGGGTTAGCGGCCTGTGAAAATTCTCTGTTGGCCCGAGCGTCTGGCCCCTCAAAGTGCGCGATTATGAAGTTGCCGTTGGCCTGGTCTTCAGCACTGCAAATTGCCTCCCAACCATCGCCAGACTCTTTAATCCATTCACCTGCGCTGGCTGACCGCGCCTTACTGCGCAGCGCCTGTTTGTTGAGTGCTGTCATTGGGCTGCTCCCTGTCTGGCGCTATTCAATAGCTGGTTAAACATCATGGTTAGGCTGTTACTGCACCCAAACGGCATATCGTTAACACGGTATGTTGGAATGCCCTTGCGAACACCTGACTTCACGATCCGGCCGGTGCCATAGAGTTGCGATAATGCGCCAGCGACCGCGGGTGTCTTTTTGTTCATACCTTTGGCGATTTCACCGCTGGTGGTATTCGGATGAGACTGGAGATATTCAAATACGGTCATGGCGTTTTACCTTTACGTTCCTGTTCCAATTGCACCAGAGACTCTTTTAATGCTGCGAACGTAGCTTCCAGTTTGGTGGCGACTTCGCGCATAAGCGGTGCATGCTTCGGTGGCAGTTCAGCAACGGAGGCAAAAGCCTCCGCAACGAGTTCTTTTACCTTCATGCGGCGCATTGGCGCAGCTCCACCAGTTCGTTAAAGCGGTTCATGAACAGGCCATAGGCTTGACCAGGACGGAGAGGGATAACCTGAACGAGATCAGAGCAGGGAATACCTTCGAGAATTTCCCACTTCGAACCGTCATCGATTTCCAGATCACGGCGCTCGGTAGCTAACATGGTTAGATCGGCATATTTCACGACAGCAGCTTGTTCAAGAGAGATACCGAATTTAAAGCGGATAAGCCCATCAATATAAGTTTCCATACGCTGGTAGTCAGGCAGCAAGGCTTTGAGCGGGGCTGGAATATCCTGGCAATATGCCTCCGCAGCGTCGTGCATCAGCGCTTCAAAGGCGAACTCTGGCGGCACAATCTGGCTTACAAGCACAGAGTGCTGGGCTACGCTGTAGAATTCTGGGAGATGCCCTGCGAATCGACAGATGTTGGAAAGAGCAGTCGCGATATCCTCAACATCGATATCGTCGATTGTGGCGGTCAGGTAGTTAAATTTTTTACCGGATAATGTCTGAATGTAGCTCATGGTTTTCTCCATATTGGCGCGCTGCACCGCGCAAACTTATTGGCCTGAATATTTAAAACAGACCACCTTGGTTTTTAGGTTGATTGCGTTTACTTTTCGTGATTTCAGTTTTCGAAACCTGTTTATCTGCCCATGCTTTCGCATGCCTCATCACGTCATCAAAAATTGCACCCTTTTTACTGGCTTGTGACATGCGCTTATATAAATCAATCGCTTGCCATGCCCCCCCTGCGCTACTGAAGAAGAAAAGCCTTGTTTTATAAGGATTTCCCTGACGTTCTTCTCAATAAATTCGATATGATTCATCTGCCCTCCGAACCAACCTTCGCCAGATTTGGAGTGCAGCAACCCAACCCATGCTTATGGGGTAATTGCTGCCTGGTGTTTATCGCTTGGCTTCGCCGCCGAGAGAGGTTGTTAATCCGTTAATGAGAGAGATAAGCTCGCCGGTCATTAGAACAAAGTCAGCGTCGAACCGCTGAGCCGCATCCTCACGGTCGATATCGTCGTTTTGTTCTGTAATCTCATTAGAGAACTTAAGGCGTTTGATGCTGCCGTCATCGCAAAGAACGAACTGAATGCGCTGTTGCCAGTCGATAGACAGCTTTGTAACTACTTTGCCAGCTTCCAGATGCACATGAATTTCGTCGCTGACCAGAGCCTGTTTTTTAAAGCGTCCGATACCGCCATTTTCAAGAATGGCTTTCAGTTCGGCTTCATCACCCAGGCCAAAGCCAGCAGGCGCACTACCGGAACGAACCCATTCGGTCATAGTTAGTTCGATCGGCGTTTCCATAGTCAGCGGTACCACCGGGAGAGAACCGAGAGTTTTACGAAGCAGGGCCAGTGAGTCTTCGGCACGTTTAGCGCTGGCTGCATCAACCATGATCAGACCGTCGGTGACGTTGATCCACAAACTAACAGTCGAGTTTTTGGAGAACGCCCGAGGAAGCAGGGAGTGCAACACTTCATCACGCAGCGAATCTTTCTCAGTTTTTTTGAGGCGACGCCCCTGATCGGATTCCAGACGCGACACACGCTTGCGCAGTTCTTCAGCAATGACAGGAGATGGCAGTATTTTTTCTTCCCGGCGAATAACCAACAACACTTGATTATTGACAGTGTGATGCAAGCGATCTGACAGCTGACCAAGTGGTGATACCCAACCGGTTTTTGCCATATCCTGGCTACCGCATGGAGTGAAGCGAAATAGTTCAAGCTGCTGTTCCAGCTCTTCCTGGTTGATGGTGAAATCGCGACTAATGCGATACACCAACATATTTTTGAAAAACGGATTGTTCATTCTCGGTTCCTCAACGCCTCTGCACCGGCGCTAAAAAGTTAGTTTCTCCATACACAACAGAGAAGGGCACCTGCATTGGTCGGCGGCTTGCAGAGACCGCTTTCTTTTTGCCCGGGTGGATTGGGTTATGAGCCCGTCGCCCGGTGATGCCCTTTTCTGTTGCGTAAAAAGGGCGGTAACGAGGTAGAACATTATCTTCGTCCCCCTTGTATAAGGTTGAAGACCCTGGTACCGCCAAGACTACACACAGCAATAAGGTTGTGGCGCCAGATGCTTATCTTCTGGTTGTCTCAATGGACTGCAATTCACCACAACGAAGAGAACACTGCCGGTGTCCGAATCGAACGAACCTTTTCCCTGCCCAACCCTCCCAACTGAATGGGACTGTCTGGAATCGAACCAGCACTTATGCCTTGCTCGTCAATGCTCTCGTCGTTGCGCCCTGAAAAAGGCTGGCGGTTACCGGACAAGTGGGAAAACACCGGGCCGCCAGAACAGGGAGTTACTTGTTATTGCTTTGGCCTGCTTTTAACCACATCAGGCGTGGTGGTATCCTTCAAAGTCCCTACAACCCCGAAGGAATCAAAATGATTAATGGAATCGCTCACCTCTTTACGCAGATCAAAAGCAATATTGCTCAACTTCGCGGTATCCAAATCAGTGGCTATGTTGATAGCTCTGAAGTTTCCTGTGTCACAAACCGCGCCGTGCTAATCTGTGCTCTCGACATCATTCTCTATGAGCACCGTAAAAAGTACGGGAATCAACTCAATGGACTTAACGGAAAACAGGCTCTTCACCACAAGTTGCTTCTCAAATACAAATGGCCGCTGTCAGTAATTCGAGATTTAACACTTACTGATGCGCTGCTTGCCCTGCACGATGAAATCCAGTTCTCTGCTCTTCCGGAGCCAGCAAGTGAATATCTCTCGCGCATTACTCACTCAAATTACCCAGTTAACTTCCCTGATTATTTGGACGCTGAATGGGACCCTGAGTTGTCCGAGAAATTTCTAATTGAGATTCAAGGGTAGCTTCAGTGATCATTGAATCCACTTCTTCAAGCCTCCGCACACAGGAGGCTTTATCCATATGTAACTGACGAAGATGCGCCATTGCTTCGACCTTCTTACACAGCCACTGATAAAGCTCTTCGTTGCTCATGCTACCGGCATAAATATGTGGTTCGTTCTCTTTCATCCTGAAGCCCCTTTAGAATTTATGTGTTAGCGAATCATCCCGGCCTTCATATGCCCCGGGCGGCTACTTCGTGGGCGTCCTGCCTGTTCGCTATGGAGTAGACAATAAAATTAAATTGCGAATAACGCAAGTATTAAATTGCGATTTGCGCAATATCGAGGCGTAAAAAAAACCGCCGTAAAGGCGGTTTCAACATTGATATGTAGTGTCAGGCGTGGCGTTTGAATGATTGAGATTGGCTTATCATTACCTTCCCAAAAATGTAAAAACGGTGTTCGTTTGTCTCATCCACAGACCATTCTCTATATTTTGGGTTATCCGATATCACCAACAACTTATCAGGTATCATCTGTAATCGTTTGACGTAAATTTTATCATCAAAACCAAATACATATATTCCATCACCATCGAATTCATGAATAGAGATATCAACGAAGAGAAGATCACCAGGTTCGATAGTCTCAGCCATACTGTCGCCTCGAACGTTGATTACTTTTACTTGATCTGCCGTTCTTCCGCCGAACATCGCTAGCGCACGTTCATTGTTGTATTCGATTGACCTGATGACATCAATAATATCGCTGCCTTGAATAAAGCCACCACCAGCGCTGGCACTTACATCAAGAATCTCCACTCTAAACACAGATCCATCTCCAGAATGTGGGTTACTACCACTGTATTCACATACAGTAGTTTTATTTCCGCCTGGAGTAAATAGATCAGCAACGCTAACGCCTAAAGCTTGAGCATATTTGCTAAGTGATTGTTCAGTAAATGACTTCTGTTTGCCGGTTTCTACGCGCGAGATGTTAGCTCCGTCGACACCAACGGCTTCAGCAAGATCAGCGATTTTTAGACCCTTCGCTGTGCGAAGTTCTCTTATGCGGTTTCCTATGTTCATGCGTCTATTACATGTTTTTTTTGCGTGATGTGCAAAGCAACTTGCGCAAGTCGTACGTTCCAATTAATATGCGTATTACGCAATTAAAGGGGGGTATATGCAATCACCGTTACGAATCTTGCGTAAATCGCAAGGTATGACTCTTTCCTGTGTAGCAAAAGGGGTTGATATCGACCCGGGAAATCTAAGTCGGATAGAGCGAGGGCAGCAAATTGCTTCCCTAGATATTGCTGAACGTCTAGTCCGTTTCTTCTCGGGAAAAATCAATGAGCTAGAAATTCTTTACCCACATCGCTATTCGAACTGTACAGGCGCGAGTACAGACATAAAACCACAGGAATAAGGGGTTAACCGTGGGTAACGAACCTATTTGGAAAGTCGAACGTCAGCCAGCATGGCTGGTGGCGGCGATAAAAAAAACGATCACCGATCTACCCGGTGGTTATGCCGAGGCAGCGGAATGGTTGGGTGTGACAGAGAACGCATTGTTTAACCGCCTTCGTGTCGACGGAGATCAGATCTTCCCTATGGGATGGGCGATGGTATTACAGAAAGCCGCCGGTGTTAGCTACATAGCTGATGCGTTTTCTCGCCAAACAGATAACGGGATCCATATCCCGGGTGCGGCACCAGAAACAGAGAACGAAGAGATTGGCTTAAAACTGGCTGAGCTGGTGGGCAGGCTTGGTGACCTGGTTAACGCATATCGTCGATACATCGATGATGGTGTGGTTGATAAAGGGGAGTGGGACAGTCTGAACGAAATCGCCTACCAGTTCCGGGTAACGCTTATGACGTTTCTGAACCTGATTTCACGAGTCTATTGCCTTCCAGAAAAGAGTGACGCCCGCGAGTGTGCAGCTCCGGGCGCCTTGGCGAACAACTCTTCGAGTATGGAGAAATAATCCGCATGAGCAATTTAATCGTAAATCCTCACTTACCGCAACTGCGAATGATCCCGGTTCCTGGTCTTCCGCTGTTTCGGTATGAATGCAAAGTATCAAATCGCTGGGTGTCATGTAACCACAGCCAGGCTGCCGTAATTGTGGGGGTCTACTATCGGAGGGCAAAACGCCTGCGCGCGAACTTAACCGAAGGTTCAAAGATTACCGCGGAGTGCCAGTCCGTGTTATCCGCTGGGAGCCAGAAACACAGCGCGTTATCTACCTGCGAGATGGCTATCCACACGAATGCTTCAGCCCACTTGAGCATTTCAGGCAAAAGTTCAGGGAGATAACGGACGATCATGAGCACTAAATTAACCGGCTACGTATGGGATGGTTGCGCAGCGTCGGGCATGAAGTTGTCTAGTGTCGCGATCATGGCTCGCCTTGCTGATTTCAGCAGCGATGAAGGTGTGTGCTGGCCGTCCATTGAAACTATTGCTCGCCAGCTT